GAGCTTGGCCTCTTGACTCAAGGGGCTGCTTGTATGTCTCTTTCTGTTCAGTAAAGTATTTCTTCGCTTTGGCAATCACTTTTTTCTTTGCTATCTTAGCTTTTTTGATTGTCGATTCATCATCAAGTTCTTCATCGTAGCTATACTCTTCCATAAGGTCTTGTATATCTAATTCATCTAATCCTTCCTCTGTAACAATCAAATACTCTTTTAACAAAGTGTCTTCGTTCATGGTATTAAAGTCCTTGCTTAGTTTAACAAAGTCATCTATACCACGTCCTGTTTCTTTTTTATATTTAAAGTAAGCAGCTACATCTTCAGGTAAAGGCTCAGCCTCTTCCCTTTCTCTAGTGAGTTCCTCAATAGAGTTAATTTGCTTACCATATCTTTTTTCAATATATGAAAGAACGTCTTTTTCTTCTATTTCTTTTTGTTGTAGCTCATCCCCTTGCTCTTGCTCTTGGATGTCTTCATGCGGGTTTTGGTTTTGGCCATCTTGTAAATCTTTTTCGTGTTTGTTGAGCAACTGCTCTTCTACTTCTTGTTTTGATTTAGGCTCTATGCCATCCATCGCTCTTACTTTTAATTCCATTTGATTTAATTTTTACAAAGTTAAAAAATATATTAATGCACTTTTAGTGATTATCTAGGTTCAAACTCAGCGAAGTCAAATCCATCTAAACTATCCTCGTTTGACTCAAAACTTTGAGGAGGTAAGTTATTTTTTCTCTGTGTAATTAATTTAGATTGCTCAGTGTTTTGCTGACTAATCCTATTTTTCTTGGCTTTCTCTCTATCCTGCTCTCGCTGAGACATTGACATCTCTGCCATTCCCTTAAGTTGTAAGTTATAGTCAAACTCTTCTCTCATTAATTGAGATTTAAGTCTAGCTTCAGCTTCTGTTTTAGATATTTCAAACGCCACCTCTGCTTGTTTAACCTTAATTTTAGACTCAGTCTCTAGCTGTATTTTCTGCATAGCGGTCTGTCCAGCGAGCTCTTGAGATTTAAGTTGCTGCTGTGATATCATAGCTTGCTGTTGCATCTGCATCCTTTCGTCTCTATCTTGTTTAGCAATTCGCTTAACTTTTAGTAATTGATTGGCGAGCTTTAAGTTTTTAATCTCACGTATGTCAATGGCATCCTCAAGGTTAATGTCTCCTTTAGATAATGCCATTTGTATATTCTGCTCAAGCATTGCTTTTTGCTCCTCATCTGGAGACAATTCAATAAATACACCAAAGTCATATATGTATAGGTCAGATATTTCACTTAGTATACTAACATTGTACTTACCTATCTTATTTATAAAGTCATCTTTAAAGTCAGAATACTGAAGTATGTCAGCTATCCTATATGTCAAAGCTTCTGCAATCGTTCTGTAAAGATAAAGACTACCATCAAGGATGTGTCTTGTTGCTGTATTAGAACTCATTGCCGCTAGTTTCTGTACGCCAACTAGTGCATTTGGATTAGGAGTGCTACCATCCCTAGCCTCATTAAGTCCTGTTGCGGCTCTTATTTGGTCTAAGTAAAAATTATAGTTGCCTATAAGCATTTGCACTTTAGAAGCTCCTGAGCTTGCTGTAAGCTGCTCAATAGGAACTCTAGCATTATTGTAGTCACCGTCTTGAGTATAGCTTCTACCTATAACACTACCTGTTTGCATATAAAGTCTAAGAGCATCTTCTGGGTTATACGCAGAACCATTACCAAGGTCAACCTCGTTAAGTCCGTCTGCATTAATAAATACACCATCAGGTACTGTCCTAGAAACAACTTGCTGTAGCTTCAAATGAGTTAGCTGTATTTGGTCAGCCATTGGTATCATTCTACTAACCAATGACTCAATAACACCTTTGTACATTCTTGGAGCAACTGCTACGTAATTAGGGATAGCGTGTTGTGAAGAAGACTTAGGTCTTACCATATTCTCTGCCATCTCCCATTTAAGTAAGATATTAGTTCCCATAACCATAACGCCATTGTACCAAACGTCAATAGTTTTTTCTACTTTTTCAAAGCTCCCTTCCTCCATCATATCAGCAGGTGGGTTGAAAGTATCATCCTTCTCTATCATTTTAGAGTTTCCACTCTCTGTAATTTTTTTCTTATAGACAATTTTTTTTGTAGTCTTGTAATTGAAATACATAAGAGTACAAGTGTCTCTTCTGAACATATCGTTCTCATAGTATTGAGCTACATTATAGTAGTCATACCAGCTCTGACTGTACTTAGATATTTCATCTAGGTCATCGTTAGTTAGCGATTGGTCTATTTTTAAAAGCTCTGAAATGGGCAATGTCTTAATCTCACCCCAATAGAAGCAATCTTTAAAATGAGGGTCTTCAGTATAGCTGTATACTACATTAGAAGGGTCTACATAAGATATCTCTACTCCTGAGCCAGGCAAAAATTCATGCTTTACAACCGAAATACCTAAAGTGGTAAGGTCATAGTCAAGTCTTTTTCTTGTATCTATGTAATGGTTCTCCTCAAAAATTGTATCTATAGCCTCCTCTTCAGCTATCTCAATAGCAGGCTTATAGTTTAAATTCATATACAATGACATTTCCTCATCTGTAGAAGGAAGTTCATCTGGGTTCATAATAAATGGGTCTACTCCTGTTTGCTCTTGAATATTAAGAAGAATATCCTTAGCTGCCATTTGACCCTCAATCATATCTTGGTACTTAGACCTTTTTGATTGAGACATAGCATCTTGTGCATAAGCCTTTACTTTAAAAAGCCTATCCGACATACCATTAACAACAATATCAACAAACTTAGGTAGAATAGGCACAGGCGTCCAATCTAAGTTAAGATAAGACAAGTCACCGTCTACCGCTAACCTGTTCTTGTACTTAGCCACAGACTGCTCTCCTCTTGCATATAATCTTAGCTTATGGAAATTACTCCACTGATTATAATACCTACATTGACTACTATCTTTTTTGAACCACTCATATTGTATGGCGCTCCCTATCTGTAGTCCAAACTCTTTAGTCGCTTTCTCTGCATCAGAAACAAATTGACTAGGAAATCCTTGCGGACTAATGTTTATTTTTACTTTATCCATTTATCTTATTAACTCACTTAAACTTCCATTGTTAGTGTACCTCGCAAAGTTAAGACTTATTTTCGATTGTTTTTGTTCCGGTAAATACAGATTCTTTTGATTTGCCATGATTGCTAAACCCGAACTAATAGAGGCATCAAACTTTGTTCTGTTTGTAATATCAAACTTGGCCCAATCCTCAAGTGTTCTATTAAAAAACATATCTCCTATCTCATCCTGTGGCCTATGTGTTCCATCCATATCAAAACCTATATGCTTCTCGATATACGACTCAATAGCCGAGGCGTGTGATTGCTTTACATCCTCAGAGGTATTGGGTATACCACCTAGCTCACGCTCTGTCTTTGATAGTTTATTAAAATGTTTATCTGGTCTGTTCATAGAGTAGCCCCTATATCCTCTGTTCTTTATATGGTATAGTAGCCTTGGCTTGTTATTTTCAACAAGTATAGGCATACCATAAAAAACAATAGCCATCAGAACTTCTTCAAAGAAAATCTCAGCAGTCTGAGGTCTTGCTACATATTGTAAGAAAAACTGATTGCTTGGAGCATTGTCCATATTGAATTTAGTCATTCCATGTAAAGCTCCATTAGAACCTCCCCCACCAACAGTACCTGATATGTCATAACTATCGCAGCCAAATGACCCTACGTGTTCGTTACCAGGATAACGAATACCATTTTTAATTATAACTCTATTTTGTAAGTTTTTGTCAGGCGTCCAAGAGACTAAAAACCTACCGCGCTTGTCAGGACTAAATATAACTTTACTATCTCTTATTCCATTTTCCCAATAGAAACTACCTCTTGTAGTGTGTTGAGCCATAATAAGCGAATCGTTATAGTCAATCTGATGATATATTTTTGTTAAGTTAAACAAAGATGATTTGCTCTCATCTCTAAAAGCGTGTGACTCAGTTCTTGGAAACTGTCTGTAAAATTCATTAAGTGCATCTGGGTCATTTTTTAATGACTCAACCTCTGCCTCCCAGTAGTCAATAGCTCCGTTCTTTATGTATTCTTTATCAACTCCTAATACTTTCTCAGAAGGTTTTCTAAAAACAGGCATACCATATACGTCAATAAACCCCTCCATATTCCACTCCATTGGAATAAAAAGAGAATACATACCTGACTTAGTTTGTCCGTTTTGATTTCTTTTTATAGCCTCTGAGTCTTCGTATAGTTTTTTAAAGTTGTCACCCCCTTTGTTTAGTGCATTTGAGGTTGAACCCATCATACACTTACCTATTATTTTACTACCAAGTCTAAGACAAGTCTTTGTTACACGCCAGTTATTAAGTATATTGTTTGGCTTTATCCATTTACCCGATTCGTCATGTACTAGAAACTGTAGCTTTTCACCATCATAAGAGTTTTCGTCAGTGTTTTTCCAGTCAATAGTAGTGTTAAGGCCAGTCATCTCATCATTGGCTACCACGTGCATATTCTTCTTAGTAATCTTTGACGCTGGTATTCTAAAAGCAAGCTCAGTCTTTGGCTTGTCCATACCGTCTTGTATTGGCTTGAAGAAAAAAGGCAGCTTGTTTGCTATTGGAACTACCTTGTCAGTAAACATTTTCTTGGCATCGGCCCCTGTCTTGGACAATATTCCAAGTCGTGAATCCTTTGCAAGAGTACCTATATTCACTCCTTCAGTAGAGCCCATAAATGAGAATCCAGAACGTCTTATTTTTAAATAGACCATTCCAAAGCTTCTATTGTCAGCTTTACAGGCTTCCCAAAACAACCAAAAAACTCTATTAGCTTCTCTAAAGTCAGGATAACCTACGTCAATACTAGACCACTGCAAGTACATATAGTGAGAGCCAGTAATATAAGTAGGCTCTCCGTTGTTTAAAAACCAAAATCCTTCCTCTCTTCTATCAAACTCACTCTCAATGTAGTCAACCCATTTGTTTTTAAAAACAGCAGGCATATCGTTCCATTGAAATATTGACTGCATTCGTGACAGCTCAGTAGGTAGTTCTTCTCTCCCCCAGTATTGCTCTGACTTTTTACTATCTCGTTTGTGTATTTTATTGGGGGCTAATGGCAGTGCTATTTTAAGGCCAGACACCTCAATGACATCGCCAATTTTGCCTGTTTTAGATATAATAATAACGTCATATTTATCATCATAGCCATACTTCCAATAAGACTTTGAGTTACTTCTAGTAACAACTCCTTTGGGTATATGGTCTACAAGAGTGCGTATTAAACTATTTTGACCTTCTTTCCGCAAAGCCTTGTTTTGTTTGTGTTTTACCTGTTTCGGTAGATAAGAATATAATGTTCTCTTTCTCTACTTCTATTCTACTTAGAATTGAGAACGCATCCTCAATAGCTAATCTTTTTGTGGCCGCAGCGTTCTTTAGTTTATCAGCAGCTAGGTCGTCATCTTTTTTACCAGTGATAATTTTCTCACTAGCCACTTTAATCAGTTCCTCTACCGCTTTGTACCCTGCTTCTATGATTCGATTTTTTAGCTCTTCTGACGTCATCTTTAAATCTTTTAGATTTTTTTAACTTTACATTGTGATTGATTGATTCTATGTCATCCTCTATCCATTCCCATTCTTTCATAGAACCATTGTAATTTGGTGGTCAAACATTCTGTACATCTTCTTGCCATCTATCTCAAACTCATACTCACTATCAGGTCTAAATGTAACCATATCGTTGACCTCAACATTATGGTCTAATAGTGTTTGATTAGGGTATCGCATAATACCTATTAAAGGCTCTTCCTTCATTGGCTTAAATATATGTGATTCGGTTGGTGGAATAGGCTCTACAAAGCAGTATCTATCATGGGCTATCCAAGTGTCATCGTGCTTGTACATAAAAAATTGGTCTAGCTCAATAAAAAATAAATCATCTTTAAAAAAACTCTTGCCACTTCTTTGATTGCCCTTTATGTCGTTGTAGTATTTAAAAGCATTGTGATGTACAATCAGAGTATCCCCAGGTTGCACAGGCCCATTGTAATTAATAGGGGTGCTTACGACCTCTGCTTCTCTATTTGAGAACTTATGGTCTTCTTCTGAAGTGCTAACAATTAAATCAAGTCCAGCTATTGACTTAGTGTTGTTGTACCTTTTTCCTGTTTTTGGTTTTACAATAAAATAATCAGGAGACCTCATTTAGAAGTTTATATTATATTCAAATGATATAGGCATGTGTTCGCTAAACTCTTTCCATATCAGTACTTCATCTTCTCTTTCAATAAATATTTTTGTTGAGTTGTCTTCTTTTTTTATTAGATGAATCTTATAAGTTCCATCTAATACCGGCTGGTCAACAATATAGTGCATTGCGCCTGACTTATAGTCTGAGCCTATTGATATTTTTCTAATGTGCATTTTATTAAATTTATATGTAAATGTACAAATTAAATCTTAACTCTTACAAGAATTACATTCAAAAGTATTGACACTACTAAAGATACAATTATCCAAGAGGGTATTCTGTATTTAATTATTTCAGTTTTGTTGTCGCTAACTGTTTTTGTAACATTTGATTTGTACTGTTTCTCAACACTCTGTACAATGCTATCTAAGTTAATTATAGCCTCTATGGAGTTGTTTCTGTTCTCAATGGTAATTGTACCTCTGTCGGTCTTTAATCGTTGCTTAAAAGGCTTTAAAATGCCTAAACTATCACAAGGCTCTTTAATTATAATACTATCTACGATAGCCTTTGTAATAACCCTGTCTTTAGTTATTATAATGGTATCGTTTTTTATAATCTCTTTTGTTTGTGTAACTATCTTTTTGCTACCGCAAGAAGACAGTAGTAGTAAAATAACTATTAACGATTTCTGTAGTCCCATCTTGCTTTAGTTCCTCTTATGTCGTAGTGTATAAATGTCTTGTATAATCCTAAACCACCTTCAGAAATAAGACCTTCTGATATTAGGCTTTCTACCACATCATAGACCATCTCTGTTTCATATCCTTTAGTCTGAAAATCACAAG